GATAAATATTATACTTTTGACCAATCGAATCAAATTCAATTTGATAATTATTTCTTTTATTTTTGGGGAATCGGTGAAAGAGAAAACATTACTTCAGGTGTGGTTAAAAAAATAAAATTAACAATAAAAGAATTATATGCCAATCAAAATAATTTCTTACCTTTGGATATTGAATATAGATTATTTACAACTGTTGGTAGTAAATATGAAATCGATGTAATTCCATTTACATCTGTTAATAGAACAAATACTGGTTATGAATTTAATCTCGATACATCATGGTTAATTCCTCAAGATTATCATTTACAAATAAGATTAAAAAATGGTAATTATTATGAAAATAAACAAACACTTTCTTTTACAATAGTTTCAGATAATTTAGTTAATGTATAAAACATAAAAAAGTTTATTTTTAAAATCTCTTGTATTTATCTAAAATGTGAAATATATTTGTATTGCAATTTTTATAATTGAAAAAATAACTTTACTGTAATTTAAATTTAAAAAATGGAAAAACAAAATTCAACGACAAACACCCAAGGTGGTGATTTGTCAGATTTAAAAAAAATGTTTACTTCTTATCAGAAAAAACAATCTCAAACAAACAAAAGAAAATCACGTGAAGACCTTTTAGCAAAGTACTTTGTACCACGTAAAGCTAAAGAAATCTTCAGAATTCTCCCACCTAAATCCGGTAAAAAACATATTGAAGAAGCATTTTTTCATGTGGTTACTACCAATGCAACTGGTGGAAAAAAGAAACACGGTACAGTAATTTACTGTCCTGCTCACAATGACCCTAAAGTTCCTAAATTGGGAGCAGATAATAAGCCATTGATAGACCAAGCAACTAGTAGTCCTATTCTTGTACCTGCACCATGTCCTCTTTGTGCAAGGAATAAAAAATGGCTTACGAAACAAGACCAATCCTTAAAAGGAATTAAAAAGGAAAATATGAATGATGCACAGTTAGCAATTAAAGCTAAGAATGATGAAATTTATAGGGAAGCCATTAAATGGGAAGCCAAGAAATTTTATATTGTTCGTGGTATTGATAAGGGTGTAGAAAAAGATGGTGTTAAGTTTTGGAGATTTAAACATAATTATAAAAATCAAGGAACTCTTGATAAATTACTTCCAATTTTGGAAGATTATATGTCAAATCATCAAGCAGATTTTTCTGACCCAAATAATGGTACTGATTTAAGTCTTACTATGACAGATAGTGAATTTAATGGTTATGTTTATAAAGCAATTTCTGCAATCACAGCAAAAGGTAAGTCATTATTAAGTAATGATTCATTAGTTTCAAGAGCATGGCTTGAAGATGATATTACATGGAGAGATGTATTTAAACCAAAACAAGCACCGGGAATGCCACCATTTGAATTTCTTGAAGCTGTGGCTAATGGTACAAATCCTTATTGGGATGATACTGACGCAAATAATAAACATTGGGTATTTCCGGGTCGTCCTGACTTGGAAGCAGCAGCCAATACTCGTACTCGTAATCTTGATGCAACTGAAGAAAATTTTGAATATGCTTCAGATTTGGATGATGAATATCCAAGAGTTACTATAAGTAATATTACTGAATCAAAAGTTGGCAAATATGAAGATGATGCAACTGATTTAGGAAAAGAAACACTTGCAGAAACAGCAAAAGATGTTATTACTGAAGATGAAAATCAATCGGGTGATAATTCAGATTATGAGGACCTTCCTTTTTAAAAAATAAAATTAATTAATTTATATATAAGGAGAATATAAGTTCTCCTTATATTCTTTAATATAAATAAAAAATATATGGCAAAAAAAATAGAAAATGAAGTACCTTCAAATGAATTGGTGAGAAAACCAACAGCAAAAAAAACATTTAGTCTTGAAAATTTTAAAAAGAAGGTAGGAGTTGAAGATATTCCAGATAAACCACTACAATGGATAAAAATTGATGATGCTATGGAGGAGGTAACTGGAATTCCGGGCTTCCCAAAGGGCTACGTATCAGCATGTTGCGGATTTTCTAATAGCGGAAAATCCACTGCAGTAGCGTTAGGTATTGTTAATGCACAAAAAATGGGATTGCTTCCAATAATAATTGATTTAGAAAATAACTTAAGTAAATATCGATTAACTACAATGGGTTTTGATTGGGATAAAGAACATATTTTTATTGATAATGAATATCTGTTAGAACATTTTGGAAGAGTTTTAGATAAAAATAGAAATTATGCTTCAATTGAAGATTTAGCGAATTGTGTTCGTTTCTTATTACGTGAACAAAGCGATGGTAATTTACCATTTGATTTAGCATTTGCAATTGACTCAATTGGTACGTTGAATTGCAATAAAACAATTAATGCTGCAGAAAAAAATGAAACAGACTCCAATTTTTGGAATGCAGGTGCGTATGAAAAAGAATTTATGTATTTATTTAATGATGTTATTCCAAATAGTAGGAAAGCAACAAAACAATATACAAATACAGTATTTGTTGTTCAGAAAATTGGTCGTGATGCAATGAATAATTCAATTACTATGAAAGGTGGACGTACATGGGAATACACGCCTCGATTGCAGTATTATTTTGGTGGTATTGTGTCAAAAGGTGTTAAGAAAATTACAGCTATTTCAAAAAAACGTGAAATATCATATGGTGTGTCAGTAAAAGTTAATGTATTAAAAAATCAAATAGATGGACCGCTTGGTGGTATTTCGATGGAAGGGTCAATAATTTCAGTACCACAAGGATTTATAACTCCTGAAGGTGTTGAAGAATATAAAAAGAAAAATATATTATATTTTCGTAATTTATTTGGTAATGATGATTTAAATGTTGATGATATTGGCACAGGTGAACGTATTGAAAATACTGATGGAAAAGTAGTATTTGATATTATAGAAAAAGCTGAATAATATTTAAAATTTTTATTATTATTATTATGAAAAAACCTAGAGGATATTGGACATATGATGTTTGTAAAAAAGAAGCATTAAAATTTACAAATAGACATCAAATGGGATTAGAATCTCCAAATATCTATAATAAGATTTTACGAAAAAAATGGTTTAGTGAATTATGTTCGCATTTTTTATTAGATAATAGAAAACCTAATGGATATTGGATATATAAAAAATGTAAAGAAGAAGCATTAAAATATATTAGAATTGTTGATTTTAAAAAGGGGTCGGGTGGTGCATACATTTCTTCAAGACATAATGGGTGGTTAAAAGATGTGACAAAACACATGATAAAAATTAAGCCTGTTGGATTTTGGTCAAAAGAAAACTGTAGAATTGAAGCACTTAAATATAATACGAAAATAGAATTTAAAAACAAATCTGGTAGTGCATATAATGCATCCATAAAAAATAAATGGATAAATGATGTTTCTTCACATATGGTGAAAATAGGTAATAGGTATCACAAATGTGTATATGCATATGAATTTTCAGATAATCATGTTTATGTGGGTATTACGTATAATATAGAAAAAAGAATTCATGATAGAAAAAAATGTAAAACGGATTCAGTAACAAAATATATTAATAAATCAGGATTAATTCCGGAATTTAAACAATTAACAGATTTTATTGATGTTGATATTGCAATTATGTTAGAAGAAAAATACGTTAATGATTATAGAAATAATAATTGGATTATATTAAATCAAGTAAAAACTGGTAGTGTTGGTAGTGTTAGAAAATGGAGTAAAGAAATGTGTATTAATGAAGCAAAAAAATATGAAAATCGTAGTGATTTTTCACATTTTAGTGGGGGTGCATATGATGCTTCAAGAAGATATGGATGGATTGATGAAATATTATCAACCATCCCGTTGAAAATTAAACCTCGTAGATATTGGACAAAAGAAATGTGTGAGACAGAGTTTAAAAAATATTCATCAAAAAAAGAAGTAAAACGGTATGCTGTTACCGCATATTGTGTTGCATGTAAAAATAATTGGTTAAAAGATTTTGAAAAATATATGACTAATGGTCGTAAAATTAATGGGTATTGGACTAAAGATATGTGTATTTCTCATGCGAAAATGTGTAAAAATTGGAACGAATTTAAAAAAAATTATAAAACAGCATATGTAATCGCAAGTAGAAATAATTGGTTGGAAGATATTAGCATAAGCACTAATTTATGAAAATCCGTACATTATTAATTGATGGTTCTTATCTGTTGAAACGTTCATTTCATGGTGCAAAAGATATATATAATAGTAAGGGCATCCATCTCGGCGGGCTATATCAATTTTTAACGACACTAAGAAAGCAGATTAAAGAACATATGATAAATAAGACTGTCGTGGTCTGGGACTCTTCTAATTCTGGTATTATGCGCCACCAAATAGACCCTAGCTATAAATCTAACAGAAAATCAAAACAATGGTATGAAAAAATTGAAATGAGTGATGCTGAAATTCGTAGAGAAAAAGAGAAAGAAGAATCAATATTATATCAACGAATTAAAATTAAAAATTATCTTGAAAATTTATTTATTAGACAAATTGAAGTAGATGATATAGAAGCAGATGATTTGATTGCTGCATATTGTCTTCAATATAATAATAAAGAAGAAATATTTTTATATTCAAATGACAGAGATTTTGCACAATTATTGGATTTAAATATTACAATAATATTTCCAAACATTGACCAACCAGTAACTCGTTCTAATTATTTAATGCATTTTAATCATCATTATTCGAATGCACTTGTATTAAAAATAATATGTGGTGATGATGCCGATAATATTAAAGGTATTGAAGGTATTGGTGAAAAAACATTATTAGAACATTTTCCTGAATTGAAATTCAAACATATTAGTGTTAGGGAAATTTGTAGAAGAGCAGATGAAATAAATAAAGAACGAATTGCCAATAAAAAGAAACCATTAAAAGCATTAGAAAAATTAATAAGTCCAGAAGGTGTTGAAAGATTAAAAACAAATTTTCAACTAGTTAATTTGAGAGAACCAATGCTTAATGAACAAGCGATTGAAGAACTTAAACAATTAGAAATACCATTATCTCCAGAAGGTCGAGGAAGCACAAATTTACTTAAAATGATGAATGAAGACCAGTTCTTATCAGTGTATGGTAGTACATTTGTTCAATATGTTGAACCATTTTATACAGTTATTATGAATGAAAAACAATTACTTACAGAGTATATAAAAAATAATAAAGGTAATTTATAAAAAGTCTTTTACTTTTAGTAGATTAATATTATATTTGTCATAGTTATTAACAATTTAAAAATAATCAAAATGAGCGAAAAAGAAAACAATAACGAATTTAGATTTTCACTATACCAAGAAAACATTTTGTTATGTGAAAAAGTATTTAATGCAGATAAATTTAATCCGTTTACGAGGTATTCAATAGATATTAGAGATATACTTCCACGTGCAATAACAAAATTGCAAAAAACTTTATCAAAACGAAATTATGATGTTCTTGCTGAAGTAGGTAGAATCGATACAAGTATTCCAGATTCTGAAAATTATGAATATGATTTATATGCATATCATCAAAAAACTTTGGTTGAATATAAAAATGAAATGCGTTATAATCCAATGCCTATTATACAAAAAATAGAAGAAAAAACAATTAAAGGTGTTGAATGTAAAATTGGTTTTTACATTAATAATAACCCAATAGTTGAACGAACGTTTTATGTTGATGGTTTTAATCCTGTTGCAAGATGGTCAGTTGATTTAACTAATGCTGTTGTTGATATTGCTGATGATATTTTCAATAAAATAAAAAAGAGTGATATTAAAAATATGTGGGATGATTATGACTTGATTAATTTCAGGGGTTTATCAATAAATCAAATCAGAGAACTCTCTACTTCTAAAAGAGAAGAATTGTTGAGAAAATTTAGGTAAAAGTAAGTAGAGAAAAATAATAAAATCATTATTGTTTTAATTAAAACAATAATGATTTTTCATACACATATTTTAAAATGGCAGATATAACAGAAAATACACTATCATCATATTTAGGTCCTGAATTTCAACAACATCTTATGTGGCAATTGTTGGTTGAACCTGAATTTGCAGAAAAAATATTACCTGATTTAGCAATTGAATATTTTGATGACCCTAATCTTAGAAAATTATTAATTATTATTTTAGAGTATCTTAAAGAATTTGAAAAAGTTCCAAACCTTCAGAATCAAAGTATTCATCAAGCAATTAATAAATATAAAACGCCAAATAATATAATTGAAGAAGAATCATTATTTGCGATAATTAAACGTATTGAACTTTGGAATGAAAGAATTATCAATAAACAAATGCTTTATGATGGTGATGTTATACAAAAATCCACAAATTCATTTATTAAACAACAAGAATATCGTAAATTAGCTGAAGGTATTATTGATAAAGTAAAAAATGGCGAAATTAAAAGTAAATATGTAATTGCAGCAATTGAAGAGAAATTTCAAAAAATTACACATATTGGTGAAGATGAAGATGATTGTGAAGAAGTAACTGAAGGTATTGAAAAAGCAATGAGAAAAGAATTTAGACAACCAATACCAACAGGAATTGGTGTAATAGATTCATTAACTGGTGGGGGTTTAGGTAAGGGTGAAATTGGTTTAATATTAAGTCCGAGTGGTACTGGTAAAAGTACCGCTCTTACAGTTATTGCCAATACTGCTTATGAACAAGAAAAAAATGTTGCACAAATAATTTTTGAAGACACAAAAGACCAAATTAAACGTAAACATTATACTATTTGGGCAAAATCTGCATTAAGTAAACTTGATGATAAAGAAGAAAATGTAAGAGTTATTAAAATAGCAAATGAAAAGGCAAAATCATTAGTAGGTAAGGGTAGATTGGTTATTAAAAAATTCAGTCAGGAAAATACCACTATGATAGACATTAAAAATTGGATGATTGGTTTTCAGAAAAAATATGGTTTTAAATTTGATATACTCGTACTTGATTATCTTGATTGCTTAGAATCACACAAGAAATCACCAGACAGAACTGAAGCTGAATTACAAATAGTAAAAGCATTTGAAGCACTTGCAAGTGATTTTGATATACCTGCATGGTCAGCGTTACAAACTGGACGTGGAGGATTTGGTGCTGAATATGTTGAAGCACAGCAAACTGGTGGTAGTATTAAAAGAGTTCAAAAAGCACATTTTTTTATGAGTATTGCTAAAACTAAAGAACAACAAGAAGCAAACTTTGCTAATATTAGAATTATTAAAGCAAGATTTTGTAAAGACGGACAAACATTTGAAGATTGTATTTTTAATAATGATACAATGCAAATTATTATAACTGACCCAAAATATCCAGTAAAGAATAAATTGAAACATTATGATGAAAATGATGTAAATAATGTTGAAAATACTGCAAATAAAATGCATGCTGTTATTAGTCAACTTGCTGAAGATTCTAAAAATGTGGCTGATTTAGTTTATGATGCTGTGCCTAATACAGTAAATGATGTTGTAAATTTATCTCCTGCTGAAATTAATGGATTATTGCAAAACAATTCTGAATTCGAAACTGAACAAAATACTGTAAAAGAAATTGTAATAAAAACTGATATCGATGAACCCATTGTAAAAAAAGAAGAAATTGTTGTCAAAATTGAACCAATTAAAACTGAAAGTAGTGATTTTATTGAACAAATGAGAAGAGAAATTGAAGGTGAGATACATGGTGTTCCTGTTAAACAAATAGAAAATATTCATATTAGTACAACAAGAACTGATTTAAAATATAATGAAATTAAACAAATAATTGACATTGCCAATGAAGCAATACTGGAAATTAATGGTGTAGTTGAAGTATCAGATGAAGAAATAATTCATCCTGAAGCAATATTTCATGAAGAACAAATAAAAAAGGATGAAGAAAAAGAACCATTTGAATGGAATGGCGAATCTGGTAAAACAACAATTAATGTGATTAATCAACCAGAAGTGAAATTAGAAGATATAAAAAAGCCATTAGAGTTAATCAAAATTACTCCACCGGGAATTTTGATTAAAGAAAATAATATTGTTGTTGAAAAAAATACTGAAATTAAGGAAGAAAAATTATCATTAAAACCATTAATTGAAAGAACAAATAAAAATATTAATATAAAAGAATTGGAAACTAAATTATTAATTGATATTGATGAACCACAAGAAAATGAAAAAAGCATATTTAATATTTTGAATAAAGCACGTCAAAATCAGAGAGTTATAAAGGATGATTAAAATATTTTAATTTTTTAAATTTTTATGTATTTATTTTAAAAAATTAATTAATTTTGCATCATTAAAAATATTGCGGTGTTGAGAAGTTGGTCATCTCGCCTGTTTCATAAGCAGGAGTCCCCAATAAGGTTTACGGTAGTTCGAATCTATCCACCGCTACTAATGAAAAATCTATAATTTTAAAAGATTTATTTTATAAAATTAAATTTGGTATATCAAATCCCCATAAGAAATATTTCTTATGGGGATTTTTATTTTATATTGTTTTTAATCCATTTCATTTGTATTTATTATAAATAAAACCAAACAAAAAAGTTTGGATTGCTAATTAGGGGTACGGTCATTAAGATAGCTCCTTTTTGAAAATAAAATTATATAATAAATGTAAATAATTAAATATATGCCGTTCTTCAGTCGTCCAAATTTGGAAAATGAACAATTTAAACAATTGAGTGGCAGCACTTTAACTTTAAATGGTCAAACACAAATAGCAACCACATCTGGTTTAACACTTACTGATGGTGCAGGAACTAACGTATTAATTACTGCAAGTGGTGCATCATCATCAACAAATGGATATGTTTTAACATATTGTGATACTACAAAAGTAATATCATTAGCACA